TCCACCGTAGTTATCGGTTGTGTACAAGAGTATACCCGTCTTCTTATTTGTCCCAGGACTTTCAAGTTTGAGCATATCGAGGTCTGTCGTTCGTGAATCATAAAGATGAACATTTGAGTCTGGAGACTTTGTACCTATACCAAGACGTCCAGAACCATCGAAACGAGCATACTCTACCTCGGTTGCCTCTCCAACCTTGTGTGTAAATGTGAGAGGACGTTTCACTGTACTATTAGAGATACTTCGGATGATGTTTAGAGATGGGTTGTCGTTTGTTGTTAAGAAGGCTAGACCTGTAATAATGAAGGAACCACCCGCGGCGAACTCAATATCACCATTCACTTTGAGCTTTGTTGCTGAGCTACTCACTGATGCATCCGTACCACCGACGATCACAAGACCACTAGGGGCAATAGACATTGCTAAGTTTGTAAGTTCTGTGTTGTCTGGGTCTACAACAGTGTCCGAAGATGTATAGGTTTTGAAGAGGTGTTGTGGTGCGAGATAGTAAATACGGTCTGGTCCTTCATTGGCATCACCACCACCATCATCACCTTTAAAAATGAGTAGTTCAGATTTATTATACGTCGCGTCATATATACGCTCTTGTATATATGTGTTACCAAACAGATCATTAGCTGTTCCACTGAATGTTATTTTTTCTCCAACGACGACGTTCCCGTTCACTTCCAATTTTTCACGGGCTACATCTGTACCTATACCCACATTACGCGATGTACCATTTATATACATACCCACAGTTCCAGAATCTAAAACCTTTGTGTAATTTTGTGTGATTCTATAATCACCTGAACCAGAAACACCCGTAGCCCATCCAGCCAGATTTGTATCATTATCTGATTGAATGTAGGATGTAAACACATTTCCAGTAGTTGAATCTGATTGCATTGCAATTATCGAATCCCCATCATCTTGATTATGGGCTAAAAATCCATTAGTTTTGGGGTTTACTACACCTGTAGTGACGACTTCGAGGTGTGCAGAGGGTTGTGTTGATCCTATACCTACACGACCATCAGCGCGGATGGTTAAGACTGTATTTTCAGTTGTGTAACGATCATCGGAAAGGGAAAGAAGAAGCTTCGACTTTGATTTCCCAGATGCGTTATCATATTTCCCCATTTTGAACGTGGCTCTTACACCATCCCGAGTTCCATTACCTTCCCGAGCTAATTCCAAAACAGTGCCAAGATCGGTCGTGCCTACAATTGGGGCTACGTTCGAAATAATCATTGGTGAATTTAGATGATTATACCCATTTCTAGATGTTGGTTGAGTGTTTATAAAAACAGAACCACCGCTTGTGTGAAGAAGACCTTGTGGGGTTGCCACACCGATACCAACATTACTTGACTCCAGGATTGTCATCTTTGGGTTACCCATAACATTCGAGGTACTCGCGTAGAAGTTGAGACCTTTACCACTTTTGACTATGTTCTCAATCTTATTTTCACCGACTGTAGGACTCGAATAAATACGCATCGATGTATTTCCAGAGATGCCATTCCAAATATTACCGTAAACCGTGGCATTACTCCCTAATACATGAACATTCCCTGACACAGTGAGCGTCTCTGTTGGTAGAGTCGTGGCTATACCAACTTTCCCATCAGACACAATGCGCATGTGCTCAGAGTTTTTAGTATTGAATCGTATATTTTGGTGTGTTTTAGAGGTACTCGCACCGTAGACCTCAATACTACTCACATTTGATGCAGTGGGACCGGATTTAAGAGATAGTACATGAGATGTACTATCTCCACCATATCTGTCTGCATGAACAGTGACACTCATCGCCGATGAAACGACTTCTGTAACCAAGTTTGTAGTGGCTACATTTCCGAGAATAGTAAGTACATTTTCAGTATTCACATTTGCGAAAATTCGTGTACCAATAGATAATGTATCTGTGGGATTTAAGTTTGATATACCGGATGGTGCCGGTCCAGAAGTTCGTATAGCATTCATTTGGACGTTACTGTTTATGGTGACTGGTGTCGTCGTTCCCGGACTCATTGTCAGTAAACCACCCACATTTATACCACCTGTCCCAACGGTAAGTCTATGTGTGTATATATTCCCAGTCGAATGAAATACATTCGATCCAGTATCTTCGAGATATACATTTGATCCCACATCAATTGTGTGTACAGGATTTATATTCGAGAAGCCAACATTTCCATCGGTATACAATTGTCCATAGACATGTAAGTTGATCGTATTAGAATCAAAAGTAATTGTTGTATCCTCTGGATCCATAAAGGATCGTGTCAACACAAATTCATTCTCGGACATGTCGTAGCCAAAGACGAGATTCGCCTCATTCAAATCTTCTGACATAATCAAAGCTGTATCGAACGTGCCGTCACCGTTATTTTTACCCATCAGGATGACAGGATCTAGCACGACAAGGTTTTGCACGGTTTGATAAATTGTCGTATCGGATACAAACACATTCCCGAACACATTCATATCACCATGTAATATAAACTTACCATCTTCAATTATCACATTACCATTCTTGAAAACTGCAACATTAGAACCAACAGTTTCAGATGTTCCAACTGTAAGTTTTGTATTTATATTCACATTCGTCGCCACCATATCACCATTGACCGCCAGTACATTCGATCCAATACTATCTATTTTGACCGTCTCATTTACCGTCTGTAATACATTTGAAACAATCACATTAGTACTGGCTAAATTACCACGAACTGTCATGAGATTTTGGGCGTTTCTGTTTATGACGACATTACTTGTTCCAACCTGAAAATCGTTTAGGGGTACCACACCTATACCAATTTGCGAAGTTGTCATACGAACAACATTACTAAGCCCTGTAACCTTGAAATTATTCTCATCCGCAGTAAGCTTTCCAGTTACAGTCAAAATTTTAGCTTCAATACTATTCGAGGCAGTGAGATCATCGACATCAATTTCAGAAGTAATAATACTTTTGACAGAAGTCAAAACGTCCTGCTCTACTGGGTCTGCGTCTAGACTCGCTACAAAAATCTGATCGAAACGAACTGTTCTACCCATATACTTTAGTTACCGAATAAAATTCCCGCTAAACCATCCTTGATCCTGAGAACATTGTAATTTACAGCATATACGGAAATGGGTTGATTATCGGGTCTGAGATTACCCTTCTCCACACCACGTAAAACAAGTTTCGCATTATCGAGCCGACTGAAGTTGCATGAACCTGAGGGATTGTATTCAGAAGCATTCATACAGAAATGATACGCGAAGTATCTCGTATACAAGAGTACATCAGTTTCTGGAATAAATTCTGTATGACCATAAGTGGATTTATAATAGTTCTGCACTGTGTGAAAATAGAGTGGGGTCATATTTTCGAGTAAAGGTGTGCCATTGATTTGGATATCCGCATTCAAGAATGTAAAACGATCGTTTGCAAAATCATCGCTGGAGGCACCAAAACCCCAAAATAAAGATTTAACTGGGTGATTGAAACTCGAAATATCAATCACATTGTATCCACCCCCCTGTGTGTTATCAATAACAGTCGTTAATTCGTTTTCAATTTTCTGGGTCTGTGTAATTATAAAATCAATACTCCGCTTGGTGAGAGATTCACGCTCCTCACTATCCAGGTAGATGTAGTTTCCGTACACCTTTGCTTGTTTATCCACTTCTTGAATAGTTGCTATATTCGCTTCATCAAAGTTAATTCGTATTTCCACTTGATGACTCTGAAGTGCGATTAAAGGTAAGAACGCTTTGTGGTCACAAAAGAAAAAGTGAAGGGGTACAAAAGTTCGGTTTGAAGTCGATGTTTTGTTATTGAGTTCTTGGGACTTGTTGTATGTGTCAGCCATATAATTTGTCCATATATCGCTATAATAATCATAATGTTGTGAATCAACCTTTTGACCACCTATAAAGAGATCGATGGTCGAATTGTAAAACAAATTTGAAGCAATGTTAGCCGTTCTTGACGTTGCCTCAAACCAAATACCATTGATTACATCCCCAAGAACTGGAATTGTTATAGACGAATCAGCCGAACTTATTGTTTTAATAAACTTAGGAGCTTGTGAAAAGTTTGTGTGTCGAGTAAACTTCATACGAAAGAAAGAATGTCCTTCATCACTCGTTAGGTAGACATCTTGAACACCTTTGGAAACGAGTTGTATCAATGCACCAGACATTTAATAGATGTTCAGATTATAAAAACAGACACTTTCCCTGAGGGAAGTCACTCTTCTTCTCCTCAGTAAACTTCCCACGGATGTTGAAACCACCCTGTCTGTACACCTTCATTCTCTTGTAATACATCGCCGTGAAGATCGACCATGGATCGTGAACATCGTAAATATGTGGATTATTCTTCTTCCCCTTCGTCTCTCTCATTATGCGTCCAATACTTTGGGTAATATCAGATTTGGGTGAAGCTAGGATAACTGTATCAAGTGTCGGAATGTCTAATCCTTCATGCGCTTGACTGAACGTCGCGAAGATGATCTTCTTTTCAGAGGACTCCCGGAGAGCTGCCTCTTTCATACCACCCATATAGAGTCCAGATGTTTTGGGAAAACATTGGTGAAGGAACTCACAGTGTTGTCGGCGATCACTTAGTACTAGGAGCTGTCTCGTGCCAGCCGAAGCTTTCTTGACAAGTTCCACTAACATCTTGTTTCTCTCTCGGTCCTCAACAACTTCGGTAATCATGTTTGGCATAGAAATCTTCCCATTCCTCATAGAGGGTGGAGGATTTCTGTAATTGAATGAATCAAAGGTAATTGGGAATACCTCAACCTGTTCCTGATTCTTTCTCTCAACTGCAAAGAATGTGGGACCCATGAACCAATGAAGAACCTTTGTGAGACCATCCTTCCTCTCAGGGGTTGCTGAGAGACCGAAGATGTGCCGAGGACACATCTTGAAAAGACTTTGACTGAAAACCTTTGCACAGATATGGTGCGCCTCATCTACGATGAGCGTCCCTACACTCTCGAAGTCTGCGAATGAGTACTCCTTCAGGGACAACGACTGGAGCATTGCGATGACAAAGTCGCAGTGTACTTCTTTCTTATCTTGTTGCACAACACCAATAGTGGCACCTGGGCAGAATTGTTGAATGCGTTCCCTCCACTGGTCCGCAAGAAACTGTTTGTGGACAACAATCATGGTCCTGTACCCCAACTTACATGCTATGGCCAAGGATACCGTCGTCTTACCGTACCCACATGGTAAAGAAAGGACACCATGCCCTGCTTTAATTGCTGCTGTAAGGGCTTCATTCTGGTGTGTGGCATCTCTGAGTTGTCCCACAAATTTGGTTTGGATACGAGCTGGTTCGGGTCGTTTGTCTTCCCGAGGCTCTCCAAGCTTAGCAGTTCCATAGAATCTTGGAACGCAGACTCCATTCTTAGTCGGTCTGAAAACTTTGAAAGGTGGTGGAGGAAATCCATAGTCCCCATTGACAATAGGTCTTACCGTAAGTTCTTTTTTAATTTCTTGAATTGGTCCTTCACTTACCAGGTACCCTGTTCTTGTAAGGGTTGTCATTAATTACTTATTTAAAGGGTATAAACTTTAAATGAGTATAAGATGCCTACCGTCGACGTTGAAGATAATATTAAGAAGCTTCAGGTGAGCATTGAACAAATGACCCAAGAGATTTTCCGTATGCAAGGGATGCTCTCAACCTTTCAGGGGTTTAAGAAGGGTGGTCTCAAGACTATTGACCTCCCCAACGACCCCAATCAGCCACCCGTCGAGGAGCCCGTCGAGGAACTCGAGAGTGTCCAAGAAAAGCCTGAATAAGTGCCAACATTCCAAACCCCCTTAAAGTCCACCACAATTTCAACTTCATCATCCTTTATTAGAGACTGAATGGGACGTCCTTCGACGTTGCACATCACTCTCCTATAACGGAACGGCACCTTCACCTTCAGAACTCTCCCATCGAGGGGGTCATCCACACTTTTATTCATGAGTAGGTGTAACTTATTCGCATGCATTCGTTGTATAATTTCTGAAACCTTTTGGGGAATTATAAAACGGATATACTTTTTATCAT